TCCATCTTGCATTGTTACAACGGTTTGCAGTACTTGCGAGCTTAGGCTTGTATCCTTGCCCGCCTGCAACCGCATATAATCGATAAACTTAACCATCACTTGATGGTAGTCGTTAATCGTCAAGGCTGCACGATTGAGCTCACGGAGTTGCTTGCAGTACTTTGCAAGGCTGTCAGCGGATAACTTGCCCTCGTCGATGTCGGCGTTAATTTTGCCGAGTATCTTCGGCACGAGTGTGTCCACGCTGATGGCGATGGCTGCTTTTTCCTGTTCCCAATTTTCTTTTTTTGCCCAGCTCGCCACCGTGCTGGTCGGAATATCGAACATTGCGGCGATGTCTCGTTGCGACTTGTCTCCTTTGATATACAAGTCTTTAACTGCTTGCTTCGTTTTCTCGGAATATTTCATATTGCAAAATTCTTATAAATACGGGTAAAAGGTATAAAATTATTTGAACCTCGAACAAAATCAAGCAGTTACGTAAAACCCGTACTATCTTTGCACCATGAAAAACAAAAAGCTAACATTTATACTATCCGACGAGAGCATAAACTCTCATGGTACTTGGGTGCGGACGAGCGGTATAAAGCTCGACCGCTTTAAGTCCAATCCTGTGATGTTGTGGTCGCATGATGACAACCTGCCACCGATAGGTAAGTGGGATAACATCAGAGTGGAGGGCGAGCAATTACTTGCGGACGCTGTATTCGACGAGGGCGACAGCTTGGCGGCAGCGATTAAGAGCAAGGTGGAGCAAGGATTATTAAAGGCTTGTTCGATTGGCTTTTATGCCACAAAATACAGCTCTGACAAGGAGGACATCAAGCCCGGACAGAGGTACGAGACGATAGTAGAGAGTGAGTTGTTGGAGGCGAGCCTCTGTGCCATCGGCTCAAACGCCAATGCAATGGCGTTGTACGACAGCAAGGGCAGACGCATCAACTTGTCTGCACCGGAGGAGAGGCAGGCGTGCGGATTGAAAGAACTGCCGCAGAATGAGGATATTAACAGTAAAAACGAAGATATGGAAGCATTGAAACAGGAAGAGTTGCAGGCGAAGTACGCCGCACAAGAACAGGAGTTGGCGGAGCTCAAAGCCTACAAGGAGAGCGTGGAGAAGGAAGCTAAGGCACGCAGGGAGAGAGACGTGGAAGAGCTTGTGAAGCAAGGAATTGAAAGCCGCAGAATAACCAAGGAGAACGCTGCGGTGTGGAAGCAACTCGCTACCGATAATTATGAGAGTGCCAAGATTGCGTTGGAGGCAATCATGCCTAATACCCGCATCGAGGACTTTCTTAAAGGTAATAAGAGAGAGGCTTCGGAGTACGCCGGCAAGAGCTGGGAGGAGCTTGACAAGGCGGGCAAGCTGCAAAGCCTTAAAGAGAGCGATTTTGAGTTGTTCAAGTCGTTGTATAAGAGTAAATTCGGAACAGATTATAAAGGATAAGAGGAGGATAGATTATGGCGTTAAACAAGGAGATATGGATTAACGATATAGTAGAGGGGTTCTTTCCTGCGAACGAGTTCGTAAGCAGGAGTCTCGACCACTCTATGTACGTGAATAACAAGACGGTACACGTACCTAATGCAGGGCTTCCGCCTGAAATAAAGAAGAATATAAGCACATTCCCCGTATCCGCTTCAAAGCGTACGGACACCGACTTGACGTATGATATAGATACATTTTATTCTATACCTATACATATACAAAACTCGGAGGTAGTGGAACTTAGCTACGATAAGCGTCAATCCGTGCTTGCACAGATGAGAGCGGAGTTGCAACGTGTGGTTATGGAGTCAGTGCTTGCCTCTTGGTTGCCGGCATCGCCTAACTTGTTGCCGACGACAGGTGATGCGGTCGCATCGCACATCGCAACGGCGACAGGTAACAGAAAAAAATTGACAATCAACGATATAAAGACGTTGAAGTTGATGTTTGACAAGCAGGACATACCATCTGATGGCAGATACATCCTGCTCGACTCCGACATGTACAACGAGTTGATGGGCGAGATGACGGATGCGGCAACGCTTAACTTCCTCGCAGGTGCAAACCCGGAGAGCGGGGTAATCGGTACATTCATGGGCTTCAATTTTTACACTCGCAGCAAGGTGTTAAAGACCACAGCGGCAGGTGCTTATAAGGATTGGAGTGCAAGCGGTGCGGCAACGGATTCCGCGGCAGGATTGGCATGGCATCAATCCAGCGTAGCAAGAGCGTTGGGTGATGTCGATATGTTCGACTCGCAACAAGACCCGCTATACTACGGAGACATAATGAGTTGCAGCATGCGTGCAGGCGGTCATTGCATTCGCACCGACAAAAAAGGCGTTGTGCTAATCTATCAAGCTACTGCCGAGTAGGAGGTGATTATGTGGGAGGTAATTAGTAGCTTGATTAGCTTGCTGTTGGGTGGTGGCTTGATTGTGAGCCTCGCCACCCTGCGGGCAACCCGTCGCAAGGCTGATGCAGAGTCGCAAGCTAAATATATGGAGCTGTCAAAGCTGTATGTCGATGAGTTTCAAGCGAATATTGCCTCGCCATTACGAGAGGCTGTAAATGAGAGCAAGAGAGAGATGGCATCGCTTAAGCGGGAGCTTGCTAAGTTGCGTAAGGCAATCGAGAAGAGCAAGATGTGTGATTACTCTGACGATTGCCCTGTCCGCAATGAGTTGCACAAGCTCGAGGAGCGTGAGCAGACAGAGCGAGGTGCAGCATGCGAGACATAGCGAGAGTGTACGAGTTGACTCCTTGGTGTATCGGGATACGGTGATTTACTCGTTTCGCTCTGATACAGTGTTCATTGAGCGGACAAGGTACAGAGATAGATACACAAGAGATACAGTGAGATTGACAGACACCTGCACGGTGTCGGAAATAAAAGAAATTGAAAAGGTTAAGAGGGTGACGGACTGGCGGGGTTTGATTTGGATTTTCGGGTTTGTCGCCCTTAGTTTGTTGATTATAAGAGTTTTGATAAAATGCAGAGTTTTGAAATAATTAAAGGGCAAGGTGGAGTGCCTAAGGAGTTGGCAGGACGCGACCACATCTGCGGATTGCTATTCTATTTGCCTGACACACAGGCAAGCGAAGTAACAGAGGTTAAGAGCTTCGGCACGTACGCCGATGCGGAAACCGCATACAAGTCGCTCGCCGATGCAGAATCCGAAGGAACACCTACGGGATTCGGTTATAAGGTTGTGTTATACCAGATTAAGGAGTTATTCCGCCTGCAACCGTCAGCGAAGGTGTGGGTCAAGATTGCATCCTGCGGTTCGGCATCGCCGTACGACGATGCAGACCTTACGCTCGTCAAGGATTTGCAGGCTGCGAGCGGCGGCGAGTGCCGCCAAATCGGCGTGTGGAACGGCTATTCTTCTCCCGACACGATGGGAGATGTGCAAGCCTTGCAGCAGGCAGCAACAGCCTTGGAGACGATTGGTACGCCGTGCAGCATCTTATACGCTTCGGGTGGCACAACGACCGCATGGGCTAATGCAGCAGGAGCGTTCAAGCGGACAGCAGGTTATTGCAATGTAAGCTGGGTTATAGGTCAGGATTTGACAGTCGGCGGAGAAGCGGCAGAGCTTGCCACGCAAAGCAACGCACCTGCAATCAGTGCATTGGGTGCTGCGTTGGGTTGCGTTGCACTTGCCGCAGTCAATGAGAGCATTGCGTGGGTTAGCAAGTTTAACGTGGGCTACGACAAGGTTGGCTTCGTCGATAAAAAGACCAATGCACAGGTCGGTTCTGCCAACCTCGACACACTCGACACTAATGGCTTTATCTATCTGACGACATACGACGGCTTGGCAGGCAGCTATTGGCAGGACAGCCACACAATGGACTTGGCGACAAGCGATTACAACAGTATCGAGGCGGAGCGGGCAATCGATAAAGCATGCAGAGGAGTGCGTACATACCTACTCCCTTATCTCGGCTCGCCGGTGTACCTGAACACCGACGGAACGCTGCGTGCCGACAGCTTGGCAATTTTGAAAAACGTTGCCTCGCAGGCGTTGGAGCAGATGGAGAGAGCGGGAGAGTTGAGCGGCTTCGCTGTCGAAATCGACCCCGAACAAAACATCTTGGCGAACTCGACGCTCGAATTCGTGATTAAAAACGTTGCGGTCGGAGTTATGCGACATATCAAAGTCAAGATTGGTTATACCACAAGCATAGAATAAGGAGGTAAAATATGAATAACAACGGAATACCCTACATTAACGGGGAATTGTACCATTGGGCTCAGATTAAAACCAACATCGCAGGAGTGGCGGTTACGGGCATAACGGCGATAGAGTACAAAGAGGAACAGGAAACGACAACCATCTACGGCAGTGGACGTTACCCGATAGGTTACGGCAAAGGCAGAATCACACCATCGGGAAGCATCACCCTCTTGGAGGACGAGATAGCGAGACTACGACTTGCCACACCGAATGGCAGATTGCAGGATATTGCACCCTTTGACATCGTTGTGTCATATCTGCCGTCGAATACGGCGAAATTGCAAAATCATGTAATCAAAAATTGCCAATTCACCAACGACGGCGTAACGGCTAACGAGGGAGACACATCGCTGTCGCAACAGCTGACGATAGTGTTCTCGAATATCAAATGGCGTGATTAACAAAGAATTAAAAAGGGATTAAAATGAAAGCAACAGCAGAGCAAGTACAAGCGTGGAAGACGAAGTACGATTGCAAGATTTTTGAGTTTACAGCCCACAAGGAGGGCTGCGAAGATAAGAGAGCTTATTTCCGCTCCATCACTCCGGAGGTCTTGGAGGCGTGGCAGCAAGTCCGCAAGACGAGCAGCTTGCAAGCTGACGACATAATTATATCTAATTGCTGGCTCGCAGGCGACGAGGAGATACGTACTCGCAACGAGTACAAGCAAGGACTAAGAGATTGGCTCGGCGTGCTGTTGGATAAGGTAGAGGGCGAGATGGTGGAGCTATAAGCCTCACTCGGATAAGTGGTTGCAATTCGGTGTACGAGGAGATGCGTAAGATGCAGGCAGTAGTGAGAGTGATGTGCGGATATGATGATGCGGCATTGCGTGCAATGAGTTGGAGGGAGTTGGCGAGAGCGTACAACGATTGCATCTGGGTGAGGGATAACACAAGGCGAGATGGCTAAGACTCAGGAGGTAGTATATAAGATTAAGGTACTCGACGTTGCGAGCGGCAAACTCAAAGAGTTGCAAGTGTCGATGGAGGGAGTCAGCAAGTCGGCGAAGAAAGCCGATGGAGGTGTCTCCTCCCTCGGAGGCAAGCTCTCTAAAATTGTCAAAGGCGGTGTAATAGCGTCAGGTATAGGGATTATCGGAGGTAAGATATTGCAGGTTGGCAAGTCAGCGGTGTCGGCAGCCGCTCAAATCGAAAAGTACAACGCTACATTGGAGACCATGCTCGGAAGCAAAAGTGCCGCACGAGACCGCATGCAGGAATACATGCAAATCGCTAAGACTACGCCTTTTGAATTGACGGAAGTCGTCGAAGCCGGTAACCAATTACAAGCTCTGGGCAGGTACAGCGAGGACACGCTGACCATGCTCGGAGACTTGGCGGCGGCGAGCGGTAAGCCCTTTGAGCAGGTGATGTCCGCATACTCCAAGATGGCGAGCGGGCAGAAGGGTATAGCTGTCGACATGTTCCGCGACCTGCTAATCACGACGGACGATTGGACTAAGGCGACAGGCAAAGGCAAAGCGGCGAGCGGTGAGATGCTTGCAACGACGGAGGAATTGTTGCAGGCTTTGCCGAAGGTTATGAAATCCAAGGGCTTCTTCGGGCTGATGGCGAAGCAATCCGAGACGACCGAGGGCAAGATTGCGAACCTCGAAGACGCTATATTCTCGTTGCGGTCGTCTGTCGGAGAGCGACTTACGCCGACGGTTAAAGGCGTGGTCGGAGCGATGGAGGGCTGGGTGAGTTCGATGGATAGAGCGATTCGGATACCTATCGAGCAAAAGATTGCAGCAGAGCAGGCACAACTCAACATATTGGTCGAGAGGCTGATAGATACCAACGACAACGAGGAGCAACGCCGCTCCATCATCGGCGAGTTACAGAGAGATTACCCCGAATTTCTGAAGAACATAGATGCAGAAAAAGCCTCGACGGAAGAGTTGCGAGCCGCACTGAAATCTGCTAATGGCGAGTACGAGAGGAAGATACGTCTTGCTGCGTTTTCATCCCAGTTGGAAGAAGCGGACGAAGAAGCCGCAGATGCGATGAAGACATTGGTCAAGAATGAAACCATCCGCAAAGCCCGCGAGGCTAATGCCGCAAATTACAAAGAGTGGAATTCGCTTTTTGGCACGGGATTCCGGAATAATATGGGGACGAAAGGCAAGTGGGGGAAGGACTCGAGGTATGGGTACTACTACATGCAAGACGGGAAGAAAGTCTATCTGAATAAGGCTAATCAGAAGAGAGCCACGCTATTGGAGGCTAAAATTCGCGGGAATGAGAAGTTAATAGAAGATAACACCGATTGGTTCGGCAACGGCTCGGATTACAAAGCCCAACAGAAGCTCGAAGAGGCTAAGGCTAAGAGGGAATTTTTGGAGGGCATGATGGACGACGAGCAATCGACGATGGACGCTGCGACATCGTCTGCACCTGCACCATCGTCGTCTTCGTCTGCCGTTGCTGCGGGTGGCGGCACGACGGGCGGCACTCGTGCAAGCGGCACGACCATAGGCGGTTCGGGCGGCGGAGGCGGTCGCAACGTAACGACCAACATCGGCACGCTTGTCGGCAAATTGGAGATACACACAACGACTTTAAAGCAGAGTGCCGCGGAGATTAAGGCATTGATGACGCAGATACTGACGGAGGCAGTGAGTGAGATATGAACGAGGGTTTGGAACTGACAATCAGAGGGTTGAACTATGCAGCGGTAAAGGCGGCAGAGGCGAGAGGCGTGAGCATACGTCTCGGCAGGCAGAACGACTATCCGCTTACCTCCGTGGAGGGTGCGGAGAGGCGTGAAACGGTAACGCTCAGCGGTAAGAGCGGTAGCATAGAGTTGGACTGTCTGATGAGCTGCAACAGCTCCAAAAACATTGTGGCAACGGCGATTACAGGCATGAGCGGCACAATCAAGGAGTACGTTACCGACGGCGATGTACAGATAGCGATGGAGGTCACGCTGCTCTCCGATGATGACAGCTATCCGACGGATAAGGTTGAAACACTCTGCGAGTTACTCCGAGTGAGCGAGGCGTTGCTTATAGCTAACGACACCCTCAACGATGTGTGGGGTGTGTCGAGGGTTGTCGTAACCTCTTGGAGCATGACTCCGACGAAAGCGTTTAATTATCAAACGATTAGTATGCAGATGGCAAGCGACGAAGCATACGTGATTATGGAGGAGATTGAGGCATGATGCGGTTGAGTTGCAAGGTACAAATCAGACGGGAGTGGTTGGACGAGAGCGGCTTGCTCGGAGCATCGACGTGGTCGATAGACAAGGTCGAGAGCATAGAGATTACAGGCGATGGCGACAGCTTGCAGGACACCTGCACGATTAAGTTGCCTCGCAATGCCCGCTGGGGTGTGTCGGGCAACGAGATACCCATCAGGAGGGGTGACGAGGTGAGGGTGTGGCTTGGTTATGACGGAGTTCTGAAGCTCAGGTTTGTGGGCTACGTGAAGGAGGTTGCGGCGAAGACTCCGACAGTGATTACTTGCGAGGACGAGATGATGCGATTGAGGCAGAAGGCGGCGAAGCAAAAGATGTACAACTCCGTTACGCTCTCGCAGTTACTCGACGAGCAGTTGGAGGGAATGGATATAGTGCGTTATGACAGGGAGAGCGAGGCGGAGGTGCAACTCGGCAGCCTCAGGATAGAGGCGACGACGGTAGCGGGGGTTCTCTCGGAACTCAAACAGAATTACGGGATTACGAGTTGCTTCGCCCTTGTCGATGACGTGCCTACGCTGTACAGCTTTACGGTTCTGCCGCAACTGCGGCGTAATGCCGGTAAATTCGAGGAGGGCGTCAACATCATAAGCAATTCCTTGGAGTACAGGAGGAGCGAAGATGTACAAGTCAAGATTAAGGGTGTATCGATACAAGCAGATAACAGCAGAATCGAGTACTCGGAAGGCGAGGGCGAAGAAAGGACGATATATCGCTACGGATTGAACATGAACGAGTTAAAGATTGCGGTGAAGAACGAATTGAAAAGAGATAAGTGGAGTGGCTTGCAGGGGGATTTTGAGACGTTCGGAATGCCGAGAGTAGAGAAGATGGATGTGTTGGATTTATATGCCGCGGGTACTCGCGGAAGGTACAGGGTTAAGGGCGTGAATATTTCGTTCGGCAGCGGAGGTTACCGACAGAAGATACAACTGAAGGAGAGGCTTGTGGAGTTATGAACATAGACGAGGCAATCAAGAAGATGAGCAGGCGTGCCGCGGCTGCGGATATAGGCAAAGCGGTGAATGTGAGAGAGGCAGAGGAGTTGTGCGATGTCGAGATAGCAGGCAAAGCGTCAGCGGTGAATGCACGCTTGGGCTTTGCGTCGAGCAGCTCGCAAGGCTTGCTCGTGCTGCCCAAGGAGGGGAGCGACGTAATAGTGCTGTGGGTTAGCGAGATGCTGCCCGTTGTCGTGGCAGTGGCGGAGCCTGAGAGGATTGTATTCCGCGGCGGCGAGAACGGCGGATTGATAAACATCGAGGCGTTGGTCGATGCGGTTAACGGATTGATTGACAAGTTTAATTCGCATACACATAAGGTTGCAACGAAAGGCACGGCAACAGCTCAGCAAGGCGATGCTTACGCGATTACCTCCCGAGTGCAGAGCGTGCGGAGAGAGGACATTGAGGACGAGTTAATTAAGCATTAAGATATGATTAAGGACATACTACTCGACGAGGACGACGAGATGATGGTGAGCGATGGCGACGTAGTAGTCGGCGATGCGGAGGTGCAGGTGTGCGATTTGCTCGCCTCCTCTGCGGGCGGCGAATGGAAAAACTCACCGTTTAGCGGTTGGAGTATGCAGATGTACATGGGTGCACCGCAGAGCGAGCTTGCACTGCTCAAACCCCGCATCATGGAGGATTTAAAACGCAACAACATAAGCGGTAAAGTAGTGATTGATAACGGATTGATAGATATAAAACTATGAAATTAGACGAATTGAACGAGGAATTGCAAAAACGCTTCGTTGCGACGGCGGCACGCAACGGCAGGTTCGGATTGACCTCTGCCGATAGCAATAAGCCATTTACCGATTTTTTTGGCAAAACCTCTGTGATTGCGATACTTATATACGTGGTAGCCGCGGCAATCTGGGCTAAGGATACATTATTCGCCGATTGGCTCGATGCCGTCGAGCGGACAGCAGATGGCACACGCTACGGCACTTACAGGTGGTGGGTCAATGCAGCGAAGAAATTCCAAATCAACAGTCAAACCTCTGTGATTGACGGCTTTGTGGGATACGAGACGATAGACGAGAGCAAGCGGATAATCGCAGCGGCGACGGTGATACAAGACGGACGCAACCTTACAGTAAAGGTAGCCAAATCCGACGGCAATAACGGCTTGGAACAACTGACAACCGACGAGTTAGGGCAGTTCCGTGCGTACGTGCAGAACATTAAACCGATAGGTATAGTGACTAATGTGGAGAGCAAGCCGGCAGCACAGGTCGGGTTGGTCGCGACGGTGCGATACAACGCAGCCAAGAGCGAGGACGACGTCAAACAAGAGGTCGAAGATGCTGTCAGCGAGTATCTTGCCAATCTTGGCTTCGGCGGCACGCTGTACGTGTCGCGAATAATCGAAGCAATAATGGACATCGATGGCGTGCTTGATGTGCGTGTACCTATACTCGGAGGTGTGTTTGTCGATGGTAGGGTTATTCAGAATTCGACAGTGCCGAGTGCAGGCTATGCCATGTTGAGCGATACAAATATAACAGTGATAGCGGATTATGATAGGGGTAGGTAATCTTATGACGTTTTTGAGGCAGTTGATGCCTCTGCGATTGCGGCGGCGAAAACGCCCGTACAGTAGCAGCATTACCGTACTGCTCGACAGCCTGCTCAGTGGTCTGGACGCTGACACGACGCTTGCACAAGACCACACAGTTAACCTGCTCTCCGAGTTGCGGTACACCTCGCAGGTGCAAGCACTTAAAGAGTTGGTGGAGAGCAAGTACAACGGTCTCGTCAAGCTAATCGACAGCAATGTTAACGGCAATCTTGTGTTGTTCGCAGCCGAAGCCGACGAGGTCGAGGATTACCGGCAATATGCCTTTCCGAATCCCGTCGATGGGAGCGAGCCTGACGGGCAACTCCTCGTGTATAGCGATGAGACCACCGATGTAGGCTACGGATTCATCGTGAGAGTCAAGGGAGATGCAGACGATGGCGTGCCGTACGTCGAGCTTGGAGAGATTGGCAGGTTCTTGCGGCGGTACGTATTTTTGGGGGTTAACTTTAAGTTTGAAGTCAAACAAAACATATAAAAGATGAATATAATAAACAGTGATGCGGACAATGCGGTTCGGCAGGTTGTGCCGCAGGATTTTTCGTTTTTGTCAACGGCTGACCAACAGATAGTTGCAGCCTTGGAGATGATACTACGCAAGATTTTCGGGCTGAACGGCAATCCGATATGGTGCGGCGAATTCAAGTTGGTGCCGTCAGGTATGGTTAATAATGTGCGGCAGTGGCAGTTGCAAGCCGGCACAATCTTGTACAAAGGCAAGCTGTACGATGTACCCAAGACGATGTGTGCAGGTGCGAATGAGGTTTTAGCAACGATTGGCTCATTTTTGGAACTTACCGAGACCGAGGTTACACCATCGCCTGTATATGGCGACGACGGAATGAAGTCCATCAGCGTACATAGACAGGCTGTCGCATTAGGCGTGAGACCTGCGGATACAAGCAATCTGCCTGAGGGTGTGTACAGATTATCGGATTTGCTTGTGCTGCCTAAGGTGGTAACGCAGTTAGTAAGACAAGTAGCGTTATGATAATCAAGATGGTAACGGGGCAATCGATTGCAGACGTGGCATTGCAGCACTGCGGGAGCGTCGAGTACGTCTTCGACATCGCGGAACTTAACGGCGTGGCAATCGATTACGTGGCAGAGAGGGAGTTACAACTCCTTGTGCCTGACGTGGATAACATGATTAAGACCAGATTAAACCAGAGAGGAGTAGTTATATGTACAGGGAGAGAGTGAGTTGTGGCAGAGGCAATCTCTACTACCAAGGCGAGCAGGTAACGATGCGGATTACCGGCACGGAGGTGGTGGAGTTGGATAAGGTCGACTTTGTCATTGCGTTATGCAATGCGGATTACTGCTTTAAGAGGCAAAAGGCGGAGTGTCAGCAAGTTGACAAGAATAAATATACATGTGTAATCAGCGGTGAGGAGAGCAAGGAGATACCCGCAGGCACGTACGACATAGAGGTGCTGCTTGCAGGAGAGGAGAGCAAGCACATAGCGGTTGCTCACAATGCTGTCGTCATCGCAAAGAGCTGTTTTGGTGATGATTGAACTGATGAGAGACGTAGCTGCGGAGATGGAGGTGTCCGCAGCTAATGCCGGAGCGGTGAGCATAGATTTGCTGCATGTGGTCGATGGCGTGGAGGTGGCAGATGGCGAGCGAGTGCTGCTCGAATTCGCAATCGGTGCAAAAGGCGACACCCCGATTAAGGGTGTCGATTATATGACACCAGAGGACGTTGCAGCAATCAAGCAGGAGGTAAAGGAGAGCATCGACGAGGAGTACGCAGATGAGATTGAGCAGATAAGCGTCCCCATTACCCTTGACATGAGAGAGTTACGAATTGACTACCGCAGTAAGAAGAAGCCACGGGCGAAGATATTGATTGCCACTCCTGACGGGTACACGGAGGCACAAGCAGCGGTGGAATATTTAGGTGTTAATACAGTGCGGGTATCGTGGAGTAAAGCGATTGAAGGTGAATTGATTATAAACTAATAACTGATAAAAATAAGGAATTATGGCAGACATGCAATTTTTGGACAGTCTCGACCTTAACGGTCGGGAAATCAAAGACGTAAGAGTTGAGAGCTTTGAATTTGCCGCCCTACCGAGTGCAGCAGCGAATGAGGGGCGAATAGTCTATGACACAACGAACAAGGCGTTTTTGTACTCGAATGGAAGCGAGTGGGTTAACGTTAACAAAACCAACATCGAGATACTCGGCAGCGGAAAAATTAAAATCGATGGAACAGAGTACACCTATATAGGTAGTAGCGGTGATGTAACGGCGGACACGAATAAGAACCTGCAAGTCGGAGCGAATAAGGTAACTAACGCTAAGTTGGCGAAGATGCCGGCGAAGACGGTCAAGGGCAACAAGACCGCCGAAGCCGCAACGCCTACGGACATCACAATCACCGACTTAAAAGGCGAGTTGAACCTCAATGTGGAGGTAACGGGCAACGCAGATGAGGGGTACACCATCAAGCAAGGAGGCACGGTGCTTGCAACGATTAACTTACCAAAAGACAAGGTGATAAGTGCGGGTGAAGTGGTTACGGGAACGCTCGTCGACGGGGTATTCACCCCGAACGAGGGAGGTATCAAATATCTACGATTGACGGTTGCTAATGCTGAGGAGGCTAACAAGTACATCTATATAAGGGTGTCGGATTTAGTCGATGTCTATACGGCGTCGAATGCTACTGGTGCAATGGTGGTTGTTAATATCTCTTCAGATAACAAAGTTAGTGCTGACCTATCGCAAGCAACCAAGGCTGAAATAGCAAAAATTGCTACCTTGGAGGCTCGTACGGAGACAGATAACAACTTTACCGACGAGTTAAAAACCAAGTTGGAGGGCATTGCGGCAGGTGCGGAGGTTAACGTACAGAGCGATTGGAACGAAACCAGCACAACGTCAGACGCTTACATCAAGAACAAGCCGTCAATCCCTGCGGCTGCAAAGGACGGCATCTTGACCATCAAGGCAGCAGGAGTTAGCAAGGGGACGTTCTCGGCGAACCAAGCAACCAATGTGGAGATAGACATCACGACGGAGGATTTGGGCTTATCTGCGGCGGCAAGGTACTATAAGACAGCGGCATTGACGGGTACAACCGGAACAATCACGGCAGCAACGCACGGTTGCGGTAAGCTTCCGCAGGTGCAGGCATACCTCGCAGGGGAGCAGGTATTTTGTAGTATTAAAATCAATTCGCAAGGCACGGTTACGTGGACGAGCTCGATTGCAATGACGGCTTCAAGCGATTTCCGTTTGGTAATCGTGGGCGGCGTATCCCCTGCGAATGAGTAAGTTATGGTGTAATTCGGGAGCGGCAAGAACCGCTCCTCTTAATAAGTGAGACATGGGAATTAAGTTTTTACAAAACATTGATGCAGAGAGGAATAAGTTCGAGGAAGCGGGCTTCGAGGTGGTAGATGCGTTGCCTACGAATAATCTGTTCATCGGCAGGCAAGTAGCGTATGGTAATAGTACGTATAGATATAATGGTGTGGCATGGAGGAAGGTAGCAGCTATTGCGGATAGAGTGTATCCTTATCAATGTAATGTTGATTTATTCAGCGATAACTCAGCAGGAGCGATAATCCTCAAAATGCCAATATATCATGTGAACGACTGGAATAATAGTATGACGTATATCGAGGTCTCCGTGTATACCCATATCTATGGGGAAACAATAGCTAAGTACCTTATATATTGTTATGAATATCAGCCAAATTCATCTTACAATAAGTTGAGTTACAGTGTAATCGGGTCGCCTGTTTTTGAAAAAGTGCGGTTTGGGCACTACAATAATAATTATCAATGTATAGTACTTGGTGATTTTGATAAAACTTATAGGTGTCATGTAGTCCTTAACGTTGTAGCAACAGGATTTAATAGGACGACTGATGATACAGATAAGTTTGAAATTATTAAAGATGCAGATGAAAGTAATTATATCAATCTGTTTGAGGGCTACGGTGTGCAATTCGCTTATGCTAAGGGATTTAAAGTACCGAATGGTACTGCTACACAAATGCTTATGGCAGATGGTTCCACCAAGGATATAAGCGGGTTTGCAGCTCCCGGTGATATTCCGGAGAAGTTACCTAATCCTAACCCTATAATCATCAAGACAGCTGACGGAGTGTCGGTTAGATACGATGGCTCAGCAAGTGGAGGGGTAATCTTGGAGGCGGGAGATAATGCGGAATTGACGGCTACGCAAGATAGCGATGACACGATGACGGTTAGGTTCGGTGCTGTCGTGCCGCAGACCTTGCCAAATCCGAATGCCTTGAATATAATGGTACTCGATAGCGAGGGGGCTTTACTCGGTTCAGCTATAGTGTATGATGGAGTGGTTACCAAGTACTTTGAGCTAATTGAGGGCTATGGGATTGAGCTTACCAACTCTAACCTCAGTAATGGTCAAGCGGTTGCAATCAACTTAAAGCAGATTGCAGGCACAACCTTACTCGGTAATGCCAACGGCACGACAGGCACGCCGCAAGCCGTTACGATGGCACAACTGCGTACGATGCTCGGTAGCTTGATGCTCAATGATATATCTGTAACGCTCGGAGGTAACAGCAGCTACACGCTACCTTGCTACATCGATTATAACGGTACACGCTATCAATGCAGAATAAGCAAGGATGCCACAGGATTGCAGATTTACCGTAATGGTGCATGGGTTACAATCGGCAAGTTCTGTCGATGCAGCACGAGAGGCACTATAACCAACAGTAATATAGATAATTGGTACAAGGATACAGTGTCTAATTACGAGTTGGATGAGAGCGTGTCTGTGGCGTTGTTCGCTGAGGATTTGACGACTAAGTTCGGCATGTCGATGGCTGCTTGGACAGGTAAAACGGTTACGCTTAACCTTGCTTCGGTAAGCATAAAAGACACAAAATCAGCGTGGGAGATGCTCAAAAAGAACATGGGTGATTGCTTCCCTCGCGATAGCGTGGAGAGGATTAGGTACTATTATAATGTGGCAATTCCGAGCGGCGAAGTGGTAACCAAGATAGAGTTGAGCTACAATAAAGGTGTAGGCATGTGTACGGTACATTTTTATACGGAGGGATAGTTATGACAGAGAGATGTATTGAGTTGATTAAGAGGTTCGAGGGCTGCCGATTAGAGGCTTACAGATGCCCTGCCGGTGTGCTGACGATAGGTTACGGACATACACGCAACGTCAAGCAAGGTCAACGCATTACGCAGGAGGATGCGGACAGACTACTGCGGGAGGATGCGGCGAAGATTGAGAGCGGTGTGCGTGCTGCTCTCGGTAGTGTCCGGCTGGCAGATTGCAAGATAGATGCGTTGGTGTCATTCGCTTTCAATGTCGGCATTGGGGCATTCGGAACCAGCACATTAGCCCGCAAGGTTAAGGTTAATCCTGACGATACAAGTATAAGGAGTGAGTTTTTGCGATGGGTTTTCGCCGGCGGAAAACGCCTGCAAGGACTTGTCCGTAGGAGAGAGGAGGAGGCAAAGATGTATTTCGCGGGATTTAGCTAATTAGACAAAAAAAGCAGCCAACGCAGAATATGCAAGAGACCTTGTTGGCTGCAAGACAAAGCCACATTGCAGTTGCTTTATCTTAGTATAGTAACGTACAATGTGGCTTTTTGTTTATGGATTTAGAAGATTTTTTTGAAGAAATTGTTTCCCAAGTGTGTAACCACATGGGAGTCAGCTGCGAAGATTGGCAGCATTGCCATTGCGACGACTGCGTGCAGCTCCGTCGTATGGTCGTCAAGATTATGGTTAAGGTGGGGTTCACACGTCGCACCATCACCCGCTTAACAGGCTGGTCGAGGACATCTCTCTCCGAGTACATCTCGGTTCGCAGCGAGGGCGTCGCGGTGGAAAAACTCATGTCGTGTATTATTCGCAATTTGTCCGATAAGGAGGTAGAGGTATAAGCGATTAGGGGTAATTTTGCCTTGTAACGAACGAAGTACAAGGGAGTTATCGCAAGGCTCAAAGCGGTAAGAGAGCGGAAAATTGATAAAGTATGAAAATCGAAACGAGTGGCGGAGCGAAGAGTGTAACTTCGCAAGCCCAAGGTAACTTCAACACTGTCGGCGGTGCAGCAGGTATAGCTGCATTGTTGGGACTCAATGCCGGCAATCTGTTCGGCAGGAACAGCGGAAACGGCTGTAATTGTGGCAATTCCGACGACAATCCCGTAACAAGGTACGAAGCGAACATGATGCTTGCACTCAATGCAAAAGATGCAGAGATTGCGAACCTTAAGTCCGACCAATATACCGACCGCAAGTTGGTGGAGGTTACTCAATATCTTGAAGGTAAGATAAATACGTTAGCAGCAAAGGTTCAGACAAACAAAGATGAGCAGCAAGCTGTCAACATGCAGCAAGCAGTGTATAACGGAGCGAACACCGCCACATTGCAATGCTTGCAAGGTCAAGTGCAGCAGCTATTCGGCTTGACGAAGTTGGTTGTGCCTAATTCGAGCGTCTGCCCGGGCTGGGGTGCAGTGAAAATCTCGCCTGAGACACCGGCTGCAACCGGTGCTTAATCGGTGCTTAATCGATGTTTAACGGAGGGGTGTTCGCCCCTCCTTAATCTTATGAATCATGAGTAATACGGAGATATTGAGCGGCATCGTCGTAGATTGGGCGAAGCCTATGATTGACGATGTTGCTAATCAGTTGATTGGAGAGAATGAGAGCGTGCAACGTGCCAACGCATGGATTAGGAAGTATTTCCCCGTCTCGGAGAATTACAGTGTATGGAACGATTTGTCTTTCTTGGCGTTGCCGCTTCTCAATTTAAGCGTTTTGCCTTTCCTTGCGGCGGGGCTGCAAAAATTCGGAGTAAGCGATGAATTGGTGCCGGACTATGCAAGAGGAGTTGCGGAGGCGATGTGCAAGGAGGCTGAGGAGAAAGGGCATGTCAGGCTGTTGGAGCGGTATTCGTTTACGGCTGAGGATATGCAGAGATTAAGAGATTTGGTTAATGAGAGGCTTCCGCAAGCCTCTGAAAATGCGTAAAGTATGTATAAAGAGATTATAAAAAAGAACTGGCGGAACAGTTCGGAAGAAACGATGAATAAGAGTGTCGACTTGGTCGCGGAGCTATTGGAGGAGGTCAAAGAGAGTAATCCCGAGGAGTATTGGCGGTTTATTCGCAAACAGCAAGGACTGATGAGCGGGGGACATTACGACGAGGAGTTCGCACGCTATGATGTCAAGCAGATGTGGCACACGACTAAGCACGGCGAAAAACGCATGGGCGAGCATTGGAGTGTCGAGCAGGCTAAGCAGGTCATGCGGGAGCATGGGTTATCCGCTCCCATTAACGAGTTCGACGTGTATGTGGCTCTGAATGCTTTTTGGCATGATTTAGAGTGTGTTATAACCGATGAGAGCATGCTGATTGAGGCAGCTATCGAATTCTGGTTCAAGGACGACGACTTTGCCGCCACTAATAAGGTGTGGTGGTATATGTGCAGCAAGGCGGCGAAATGAGGACGCCGATAACGTACTACGGTGGCAAGCAACAACTTGCCCCGCTTATATTAGGCTTAATTCCGCAGCATGAGGTGTACAATGAGCCATTCTTCGGGGGTGGTGCGATTTTCTTCGCTAAGCGACCGTCGAAGCGTGAGTTTATCAATGACATAAGTGCGGCGATGGTTAACTTCTACAAGGTGTTGCAATCTGATTTCGAGGCATTAAAGGAGCTAATCGACGACACTCTGCATTCGGAGAGTACATTCAAGGAGGCTAAGGAGTTGTACCTTAATGGTTGCGAGGATAGTGTGCGTTGGGCGTGGGCGGTAAGGGGATTAAAGGCAGATTCTTGCTGTCGAGCTATCCAAGTGATGTGCTGACGGAGTTCGTCGAGCGTAACGGCTGGCGGTCGTTGTCCGTCGTGATGAGCAAGTCGGCAGGTAGCAAGACCGGCTCGCAGAAGGTCGAGATGCTGACGTACAATTACGATGCAGAGAGGGATAGGCAGCGTTGCTTGTTCTGAGGCTGTGAGAATGCACGAGCGGCGAGGTTTTTGGGTCTCGCCGCTCGTTGCGTATATGCCTTTTTTTTGGTACAATTCTATTCGCGGATTGGTACAATTCTATTCGCCGATTATAAAATGATAGGGCAAAAATAGAGGCTTACGAAAATAGAATTAGACATTTGTTTGATGAGAATAATA